CTCATGTCTACTTCTCAACTCTGCCCAACTAGGAAAATGATCAAACATCTGCTCTTTGGTCAATCCAAACTGGCGAAGCATTTTAGTTAATGAAATCTCTCCAGTTCTTGACTTTTCCACATATTCTTTAAACAACTCTGCAGGTGTCCTCAATGTTGTTCCCGTCAACATTTGATAAGATTGTAAAGCCATATTATAAGTTTCTCTATTAGTACCATAACTATTCCACGCCAAACCTATAGCTTTCAATACATATTTTTCAAAATAATTCTCCAAATCGATAAAAGATTTGATCACTGGTTCTGAACACGGTCTGTAAGGTAATATTTTACTAAAACCATCTCTTCCTCATTCTCAATGAAATACGTTTTTAAAAATTTTGGTCCCTCTCGAAGAAGCCCACCCGTTCGATGATTAGGAATCGACAAAAAGAAATCATATTCTCTATAATCTCTTAACGTAATGTCTAAAACTTTTCCTAAAAAATCTGCGAATAAGCGAACATTAATTATTGGACGCAAAACTTTGGGACAACACCAAACATGATCATCCCCATAGACTACTATTTTTAGATGACCACATTTTAATGCCCTTTTTATAAGCATCATTTGGTTGGGGTTATTCAACATAACATCTGCTATGAATAAATAAAAATAAAAAGCTACCATCCAACTATCACCATGAGAAGTTTCATAACCACCAGAATACATAATACCCTTAATAAAATACCATATATCTTGAGGCAGCATAATCACTTTATTGGTGACAAAATACATCAAATACCTATACATTCTAAAAAAAAATCTCTTTTGTGTTCGGTTCATCTTTTTAAAATTGACATATTTCAAATATGATGCTAGATAGAGATACAATTGCCAATCCTTAATATTCTTATCTAAAGTTTTAATATCTCCATCTGCCCAAAAAATGTTTTCATTATCACAATTCAAACCTCGTGCAAATCTTTCTGCGCCCCCATACCACCACTTTATTCCTATAGTTATACAATTTCTATTTCTCTCAAAATCTCTAGGAAAGTGGCTCGACAACAAAAACAATTCTAAACTAGGAATAAAAAAATCCCTAGTTTTGAACCGGCTTAAGTATATATCTAAAACAGGTTTCATATGTTCATCTTTACCCTCTGCTTTTTGTTCTCCTATACACAGAGGCTGCATATAAGGTTCCTTTTTAACTGTAAATCCCAACATCAATCGATGAAAAACCCTCGACATTGGTTCAAAGTGAAACAACTTAGGCCCGCGATTTCTTAATCTATATCGTGTTCCTTCAATTTCCACTTCATAAGCTGACGCAGACATAATACCCCCTGAAGTATTTTTCTTTACCATAGAAAACAATTTACTAGGAGAATACTTAAACTCCTGAGTACCATAGAAATTTTTACAACCTATAGCATCCTGCAACATATCCATTGCAGTCGGTATAAGTTTCTGACATAAAGAATATCCTAAACCTCGATTACAGGTGTCAATATTAAACTCTTTCAACATACGTATAAATGACTCTGTACCCGAGTTTGTCGCCGTATAACGGATCATACTAACTTCTGTACCATCTCTCATTTTCAATTTATCATAGATAATACGTTCGAAGTTTAAGCGCTCTAAGCATTTATAACGAAGAATATCTATTTTATCGTCTTTAGATGCTTTTTGAGGCACTTTAAATATGTCTATGTTATAAGCTCTTAACAAATGATCTCTTGCAACCTGTCTCACGACAGGTCTTATCTCTTCATTTCTAAAAATAGGAGCTGATCGCATAGAACTTTTATGTTCAGTCATAGGATTTATTCTAATTTGAGAAGCCGATACACAATTTTCTATATAAAAATTTAAATATTCCTCTCTGCATCTCTCTTCTCTCTTCAAAATATTAGGGCCATGCATATAGTAATCTGCTACTAATCTTGAATATAACTCTAAATGCATGTCCACCTTCTCAGGATAATCTCTATAACAGAGTTTCTCTGATATAGATGGGTCCTCTTTATGGTAAAATTCAACTAAACAGTTGGAATCGTGTCTCTCACAATACAATTCCCTTTTATGCATTCTATCTTTATTTCGATAAAAAAGATAGTTTAACACTGGTCGTCTAACAAATGATATTTTAAATAGGTACGGATCCAAATGATGAATCTTGTCCTGGTCTGAATGTGTC